ATAGAATTGCTAGAGCACCAGAACGTAGAATATTCTATATTGATGTGGGTAACTTGCCAAAAATGAAAGCCGAGCAATATCTTAAAGATATAATGACTCGATATAAAAACAAGTTGGTTTATGATGCTGCAACAGGTGACATAAAAGACGATAGACGACATCAATCGATGTTAGAAGATTATTGGCTTCCACGAAGAGAAGGTGGAAGAGGAACAGAAATTTCTACTTTACCTGGTGGACAGAATTTAGGTGAAATGGAAGATGTTGATTATTTCCGAAGGAAATTGTATCAATCACTAAATGTTCCTTTGTCACGATTAGAAGCGGATACTCCTTTTGTATTAGGTAGAGCTTCTGAAATTAGTAGAGATGAATTAAAGTTTTCAAGATTTATTGATAGAATTAGATTAAGGTTTTCTCATTTATTCTATTCAACATTAGAAAAGCAATTGATTCTTAAGAATGTAATTCATACATCTGAATGGCCAAAATTAAGAGAAACTATTAAATTTAACTATGCACTTGATAATCATTTTGCTGAATTAAAGTCACAAGAATTAATGACTGATAGATTTAATATGATGAGAGATGTTGAAGAATTAGTCGGCACATATCTATCTAAACAATATGTTAAAGATAATATATTAAGACATACACCAGATGAACAAAAGAAAATCGAAAAAGAAATAGAAAAAGAAAAGAAAGAAGCAGAAGGGGAAGGCGGTCAATATCCACCTCAAACAGATATGCCCCCTGCAGTTCCACCGGTGAATAAAATTAATGTACAACCCGGAGCAGATCCAGGAGGACAAACATTTACTCAAAATCCTCCCGTAGAACCAGCACAACCTGAAGAAGTTAAACCGGAAATGCTCACGGGAGGAAAATTATATAGTTTACCTAGTAGTGATATAAATAAGAAAAGAAAAAGTGGTTGATACGAACGAAAAAGATGACTTAACAAGTATGGTTGACGCAGTTCTTAAAGGGGATGCCGCGGACGCCCGTCAAAAGACATTTGAAGTATTAAATAATAAAGCTTCTGATCATATAGAAGAGTTAAAAAAAGAGTATACTTCTAGTGTTTTTGATAAAGAAGATCTGTAATCATAACCACATAAGTTATATAAATAAACATAACAAATCAAGTTAGGAAATAAACATGAAAATACTTGCTGCAAATACCGCGAGCACGACAACAAATAACACTGTAGGAAAAGCTACTGCTATAGCCGTTACCACAACTGCTGTTACATTAATTACTATCATAGATAGTGACGGAACAGCATTAGGATCAGACGGAACTGTAGTTGGCTCAATTTCATTACCGGCAGGTCAAGTACATGTAATTCAAAAAGACGCAGACCAGTATATTAAGTCTAGCACTACAAATGCGCAATACACTCCAGTTGCAAGATCAGGTTATTAAGGGAAACTTATGAAACTCATGTGCGAATTAATGGAAGACGTAGAAATGCTTGTGGAAAAAGATAGCTCCACAGATCAAAAGAACTACTTTATTAAAGGTGTCTTTTTACAAGCAGAACAAAAGAATAGAAACGGAAGAGTCTATCCATTAGAGACGATGCAAAAAGAAGTAGGTAGATATTCTAAACAGTATATCGACACAAACAGAGCTTTCGGTGAATTGGGGCATCCAGACGGTCCTCAAATTAATCTCGAAAGAGTTTCCCACATGGTTAAGGAACTTAAGCAAGATGGTCCAAACTTTGTAGGAAAAGCAAAAATCATGGAAACTCCTTATGGTAAAATTGTCAAGAATTTAATTGATGAGGGTGCTAAATTAGGAGTTAGTTCGCGAGGCATGGGTTCACTAAAATCAATTAGTGGCTCACAAGTCGTACAGGATGATTTTCACCTTGCAACAGCTGGAGACATTGTTGCAGATCCCTCAGCACCTATGGCGTTCGTAGAAGGCATCATGGAAGGCAGGGAATGGATCTGGAATAATGGTATTTTAAAAGAAACAGATGTTCAAGAAATTAAAAACAGTATAGTTAAAGAATTTGCAAAGAAAACCAGGGACGAATCTACCTATGTATCTTCGTTCGAAAAGTTTTTATCAAAGCTTTAATTTTATAAATAATATAACAGTAACTAATATTCTATCATAGATTAGGAGAATGCAAATGTCTGAACAAGAAACTGCCACTATAGAACAGCAGCAGACTCTTGCCACAAGTGTGAACGAACTCGAAACATTAGCTCAGCAAGCATTAGAATTAGACGGCGAGGCAAGGGAAGAGCTCGTTGAACAGATAAAAACTAAATGCAACGAAGAAGGGCTATCGGCCACTGAGACTGATGATTTGTTGGAAGAGATAGGTCTTGTTCAGGAAGCACGTAAGGTACAAGAGGGTAGTAAAAATCAACCAGCACCTGGTAAGGGTGGCTCAGATGGCGATGGGCCTGACGCACAAAAAGTTGTGAATGCGGATCCTCCCGCAGAAGTTAAGGGTTCCGGAACTGCAATGGGCAATCCTGTAAAGGGAAAAGCTAAAATGTCCGATAAAGGCGAACCAATGGCTAAGGTAAAAGAAGATTCAGTGCCAACAACCAAAGCAGGTATGATGGCAGCTGTTTACGAAAAACTTGGTAAACTGAAAAAAGATCAGATTGCCGGGCAGTATGAATCAATTCTTAGTTCCCTAGAACTTCAAGAAGGTGCGGAAGAAGAAACCGATGTTAGACCACTTGATGTCCAAGATGACATTGATGCATTAACCGCAGGCGAAGAACTTTCACCTGAATTCAAATCTAAAGCAAGTACTATTTTTGAAGCGGCAGTTCAAGCAAAAGTAAATCAGGTTGTTCTTACAAAAGAACAAGAACTTGAAGAATCTATGCAAGGACGATTGCAAGAAGAATTACAATCTTATCAAGAAGAAATTGTAGAAAAGGTAGATAATTACCTCAATTATGTTTCTGAAGAGTGGGTAAAAGATAATAAATTAGCCATCGAAAAAGGAATTCGTTCAGAATTGACCGAAGGATTCCTCGTTGGACTAAAAGATCTATTTACAGAGCACTATATCACCATACCTGAAGAGAAGGTTGATGTAGTAGATGACCTGTTCGGTAAAGTTGAAGACTTAGAAAAAGAACTGAACGAGCAAGTTAGTAAAAATGTTGAAGTTCAATCAGAACTCACAAAGATTAAAAAAGAAAAAGTTTTATCGTCATTGACGAAAGACCTTACTGAGACCCAGAAAGAAAAAGTGGCAGAATTAGCTGAAAATGTTGTAGCTGAAGACGCAGAGGACTACGAAACTAAAGTCGAAGTTCTTAAAGAAAATTACTTTCCAACAGAAGAAAAGAAAGTTGCTCTGGTCGAAGACATTGAAACACATAGTAATGAAGAAGAAATCGACGAAAGACCAATCCTTAAAGAAGGAATGGAACACTATATGTCAGCTATTTCAAGACATGTTAGATAATTAGTAATAACAATTTTTAAATTTTAATGATACATTCAGGAGAATAACGATGTATTTATCTGAAACTTTACAAGAAAAATGGGGTCCTGTACTCGACCATCCTGATCTTCCTCAGATAAAAGACTCTTATAGAAAAGCTGTTACAGCTGTTTTGTTGGAGAATGAGGAAAAATCAATCATGGAAGAAGGTGGGTCTACTATTTTATTTGAGGACGCTCCTGGGAACGCTGTTGGTGCCGGTATGGGTACTACAGCTGGAAATATAAAAGGTTATGATCCTGTACTTATTTCCTTAGTTCGCAGAAGTATGCCTCTTTTGATCGCATACGATGTTTGCGGAGTTCAACCAATGACTGGTCCGACTGGCTTAATTTTCGCCATGAAGTCCCGTTATGCATCCCAGACCGGTTCAGAAGCACTTTTCAGTGAAGCTGATTCAGGAAAGTCTGGAACAGATGCAGCTGGTACTTCTGCACACACCGCTAATGGTAACCCAGCAGCTGCTGCTTCAAGTTCAACTGCTTATCTCCCAGGTCGTGGAATGACTACGGCACTTGGTGAAGCACTTGGAGATTCTAGTACCAACGCTTTCGCAGAAATGGCCTTCTCAATTGATAAGGTGACCGTTACAGCGAAGACACGTGCACTCAAAGGTGAGTACACAATGGAACTCGCACAAGACTTAAAAGCAATTCATGGTCTTGACGCAGAAACAGAATTGTCAAACATTCTGAGTTCTGAGATTTTGGCAGAGATTAACCGCGAGGTTATCCGAACAATTTACGGTAACGCCAAAACTGGTGCCCAAACCAACGTAGCCAATGCCGGTACATTCGATATGGATGTTGATTCAAACGGTCGTTGGATGGTTGAGAAATTTAAGGGCCTGATGTTCCAGATTGAGCGCGAAGCTAATGCAATCGG